TGGTGGTGATCCCATGTATATCGCAGTTGTAGAACTATCAAACATGAAAGTATTCTCCCTTTTGGATTCTATTGGAAACGAGGACTATATCTGTCCCAGTGGTTGTACTGCCATCTGGTTTAACGATACAAATGTGGGACAAAACTGGACCTTTGACGGAACCAAGTTCATTCCCCCACCAGAGGTAAATTTTCCAGAAGAACCCGTTCCACCCCAAGAATAACCACGGAAAGCCTGTTTCTCAAAGATACATAAAATCGGAGGACGGGCGTATATGGCACAACCAGTATCAAAATCTGGTGATTTCTATACCTATACAGACTCAGAGGGTGTCGGGCGACGGGCACCCCTGACGGGCGTGGCATCGGATAGGGTCACAGCCAACGGGAGTCCTGTTTTAGTATCCGGAACTTTGGCTCGTACAGCAAACGGCACTGTGGTTTTAAGTGCCAATCAGGGATCAGGATTCACCATTAATGGAAACCCCGTGGACGGATTATTTTCGCAGAATGTCCGTACAGACGGACACGGTGATCTTGGGGGAAGGTATGGAACATCCAGATGATAGACATCAAGTATTGGCTAGAAACAGGGATCGCTATCAGCACGACCATTGGCGGGCTTGTCCTCGGTTGGATAGGTGTGAAAAAGGTTATAGTCGAAGTCCGCAAACGGCTGGCAAAGGGGTCCATCCATGACCACCAGGAAGCCATATCCGCAGACAAAAAAATACACGAATACTTGGCTGACCTGCGCCACGAAACGGATTCCTGTCGGACCAAACTTTTCCAATACCATAACGGGTCCAGTTTTGCGAACGGGGTAAGCATGAAAAAGATGTCCATGACCCACGAATCGTGCCACCCCGGGATGCAGCCCACTTTCCGTGGGAATACCGATCAGGTGCTGTCCCTGTTCGTGGACATGCTGGAACTCTTGGAAAAGGACAACGCAACGCCCGTAGTGGTAAACTCCCTGAAAGATTCGTATTTCAAGTCGTATCTACAGTCCAACCATGTCCTCATGGTGTCGGCAATGCCCGTGCGAAACACGGACGGAATACAGACAGGGTGTATACTGTGCGAATGGTGCGGCTGGGCTTTTGCGGACAAGGTTGAAGAAGAACACCTACGGAACAAGTTTGCGGAAGTCCGAAACAGCATACAGTATGTGCTGAGTACCGAAACCAAAGGTCGGAGAAAGAGCAAATGACTGAACCTGTCTATCGTGATCTGGACCTGTCCTTCCGAAAGCATCCGCTTACGGGAGACATTTCTACATTTATAGACGAGGATGCGATCAAGTCGGCTATACGAAATCTGGTTCGCATAGCCCGATACGAAAAACCGTTTCAACCCAATCTGTTTTCTCCTGTATACGAACTGCTTTTTGAGCCTATCAGCGAGCCGTCTTCAAGCATATTATCAGATAAACTATTATATCTTATCAAAACTCTAGAACCAAGGATACAGAAGGTTCAGGTAAAAGCCGTTCCCGTTTTTGATGAGAATAGATATGATGTAACCATAAATTATGAGATCAAGAAGATACAATCACAGCAAACACTGGAACTCACCATTCCTGTAGAGAGGCTACGCTGATGGCTAACGAAAATTTCATAGATGTAACAGAACTAGATTTTGATGCTGTAAAGCAAAATTTTAAGAACTATCTGAAATCCAAAGGCAAGTTCAATGGTTATGACTTTGAAGGTTCGTCCATGAATATTCTTTTTGATATTCTTGCCTACAATACACATTATGCGGCATTCTATGCGAGCATGGTGGGAAACGAGATGTTCATTGATAGTGCCACCAAACGGGACTCCGTGGTTTCCCATGCCAAATTACTGAACTATCTTCCCCGTTCACGGACTAGCGCCAAAGCAAACATTCGGATAGACGGCATAACAAGAACAGTCAGGAGAGGCGAGTTTCTAACCGGTTCTTATACAAATGAAAACAATGAAACAATAAACAAAGTATTCACATTTCTTGAAGACTATATTCCTTCTTCCGCTCCTGTTAATGCCATAGAATCTGCTCAAATATACGAAGGAGTCCTTCTTACGCAGACGTATGTGTATGACGCACGGGCACGGGAGAACAAGTTTCTTGTCCCTCCAGATGCCGACATTTCCACAATACGGGTTTCTGTACGACAGTCCGCATCAGCAGCCGAAGACGATACTCAGGTGTGGTACAGAGCCTCTGACTTTTCTGTTCTTGGTCCCAATGAGCGGGTCTTTTTTGTTCAAGGGGCATATGACGGACAATATGAAGTGTATTTCGGAGATGGTGTGATCGGAGAAGCCCTTTCTAACGGAAACATCATCTACATCGAATACCTACAGTCATCAGGAGAAGACGGAAACTTTTTCTCGTCATTTAGCGGAAACGGTTTTGGTTCCTCAATTAGTACAACTACTTCTGCCATAGGTGGCAGCAACGAAGAAGATGTTACGGACATCAGGAAAAATGCTCCAAAGGCTTTCTCTGCCCAAAATCGTGCGGTCACGGCGGCAGATTACGAAAGCATGGTCCTACAACTGTATCCACAAACAGAAACAGTAAAGGCTTGGGGTGGAGAGGACAACGATCCGCCACAATACGGAAAAGTGTTCATATCGGTCAAGCCCAATGGTGGTCTTGTGCTTCCCGCATCAGACAAAGAAGTTATCTTGTCTGCTATGAAAACAAAATCTGTAGCGGGCATTATTCCTGAAGTGATAGATCCTGAATACCTGTATGTGGTTTTGAATGTAAATACCACTTACAATCCAGTAAAAACAAATCTGTCCAGAAACGAACTGGCTTCCATACAAAAGGACACAATTCTATCATACTTTGACAGTTCTCTGGAAAAATTTGATGCTCCTCTGTATCTTTCCAAGTTGAATAAAATCTTGGACGATCTAGACGACTCCATACTTGGAACACGAATAAAGACAACAGTGGAACAGCGGATCACTCCAAGCACAGTATACCCAACTCTCATAACCTTGTATTTCCAGAATCAGATTTTCCATCCGTACGATGGACACCTAAACTCGATACGGAGCACTTCTTTTGGCTATCGTGACTCTGTAGGAGCAACACGAGTATGCTATATTCGTGACGACGGATACGGAAAATTGTCTATTGTATCTGGCTCCGGTTCTGCCGAAGAAACCATTGTGGATGAAGCGGGAACTGTGGATTACCTTTCTGGATCTGTGGTTCTGTACGCATTCAAGCCTGAAAATTACGGAGACTATCCCCATATCAAAATACGGATTCAACCAGCATCCGACGATGTATTTGTTTCCAAAAACAAGATAATCACCACAGCATCTGAAAATATTCTGACCAAAGCCGTGACTAAAGAAGAAACAGAGCGGTCGATAAGGTCTGGTATTCGTGATTTTAATGATATAATGGTTGGAACTGGAGTATTCCCTGAAGGTCCAGTTGTGGTGTCTGTGGGAACTACTCTTCGTAGCCCGTCTCCGTTCTTCGCACCAAACCTGCCAAGAACCCCACCACTTCCTAATTCCATACCCATAACACTACCTACTATAGGCAGGCTGTAATCCGGTGAGAACCATCTGATGGAAAAGCGACCAAAAAGAAAAAGCGGACTAGCCAAGATAATTAAACAAAGGATTCCTCAATTTATCCTTGAAGAATATCCTTTGCTTGTGGAGTTTCTTGAAGCGTATTACGAGTGGCTGGACGAATACGGAAACCCTATGGAGTTTCTACAAAACAGTCAGCAGTATTTTGATGTGGATTCCACATCAGAAAAGTTCTTGGAGCATTTCAAGAGTTCTTTCCTCCGTGAGTTTCCCAAAAATCTGGCAGTTCATAATGGAAAAACCTTAGAGCCACGGATACTGATGAAAAATATCCGTGAGTTTTACAAACTAAAGGGTGGGGAAAAATCCCTACAACTGCTGTTCAAAATCATAACTGATTCAGATATTATTGTGGAATACCCACGAGAAAAGATGTTTCATCTTTCGGCTGCGGAATACAATGATTACAGGTTCATGTATCTGTTGAAAGACTACTCACATCTGTCTTCTGGTTTAAAAATAGCCGAACTTCGTGGCTCTGAAATTATACAAAGAGAGTACATTACGGATACAGGATCACGGCTAGGTACAGGCGTGGTAGAAGACGCATACGAAATACAAAGAAACGGGAAAGAGTACTTGGTGTTAGTACTAAGCCGTATTTCTGGTGAGTTTTACGAATCGGACTTGGCTCCAGTTTACATATCTCAAGGGGGTATAGAATATCCCCACTACCTCAAGACCTGCGTGAGTTCCCTAAAAATAACAGCCAGAGGATCGGAATATATGACCGGAGACTCTGTTCTTGTGGGATCAATTACGGGTGAACACATCCGTGGAGTGGTGTCTTTAACGAACAAGTACGGAGGTATACAGGAAATAGATCTGTTCTCCCATCCTGTTGACTACCGTGGTCTTACTGGAGTTTCTGTGACTAGCATATCTGGAACAGGTGCTTCTTTAGAATTGACCACAGGGGTGTACACGGAAATATTACCCAATTACAAAAGTTACAAGAATGTTTTAGGGGGAATCTCACGGGTTCAAGACAGTTTTTACTACCAACAGTACTCCTATGATGTTAAGTCCAAACGATCCCTTGAAGAGTATGTTGATGCTATAAAGCGAATCGTTCACCCCTCGGGATTTGTCCTTTTCAACAGCCTGTACGACAATATTCAGATTCCTGTGGCGACAAGATATTTGACACGGGCTATGGCATACGAAAACACATCACTCGGAGCATACGCATTCTATTCTCCGGCAACAACAGGTGACTTGGGAGATCTATACTTCTCGGGATACAATCCTGGAAACTGTTTTGCCCACGGAAACTCCTTTTCGTATTGGCCTATAGGAAAGGTCAATCCCAATACCGCTCCCACAGGCTATACAGCAAATACTGCCGTTTTGGGCTATCTCAACTTTGGTGGCAGCACCCTTGCTTACGGACCAGGACAAACAGGACTACAGGGAGAAGGCTTGACCTATTGGCGTGGATTCTCTCATATAAACACCCGTGGGATGAGTGCTGATGCGCCGGCAGGAGTTTGCTTTGCCAATGTGGATGTGGGCGTAATGTTAAGATTGGTACGCAAAGAGGTCAATGCCGCAGGCACTGGGTGGAGTCCACAAACAGTTGGGCCACCATTTATTGGACCACCATCATTGGCTATGGCAATAACAACCAAAACTCCAATACCCAGAGTTCAAATTTATAATTTTAATCTTGGAAAGACAAGGCAAGAAGAAACTAAAAATACACTAAAAACAATACCTTATGAAAAATATTCTTATGCCGTATCAGCATCATCTGGAAAAGTAGTGGTAGACACCGCCGATGATATTACTGTGGTTGATTCTGCCTAAATAATAACAACAAAGAGGGTAATAGGATGGCAATAAGCATACAAGCACTGGAAGAATCCACACGGGAAGTCATAAGGAGGGGAATAGCAACTTCCCTCTACGAGCGGTTGTCTGACCCAGATGAGTCTTATTTTGTTATTCTTGGTCACAGTTTTCCGTGGAATGCTGAAGATGGTGTGTTGATAGGAGGAGAAACGGTTCCGTATCCCACAGATACGGTGGTAGGTTTCAATGAAAACTATCGGAATGCGTTTTTTGCCAAGCGTGTGGGTGTAAATGATGTTCGTCTGATGCTTCCCCTGTTCTCTTGGCGATTTGCTGGACAGTACGGCAAGTACTCTTCCAATACTGTGATTTTTCAAGAGGGCTATCCATTCTATGTGTATACCGACGAAGGCAATGTCTACAAGTGTATCGAGAACGGAACAAATGCTGACAGTCTGTCCTCTAGTACCGCAGTCCCTCCATCCACAGTAAAACCCACACACAAGAATACCGATGAGATTGTGTCGTATTCTGACGGTTACTCTTGGAAATACATGTATACGGTTCCCGATTTTGACCTTCGGTTGGTGACCGCATTCACGGAAGAGACAAACTACATCCCCGTATCCAGACCCGGTGGAAACTATGCCTATAACGAAAGAATACTACAGTACGATGTGGAACAGAATGCTGTTCCTGGTACTGTGGATAGTGTTTTCATTTCTCCTGAAGCGGGTCTTTCAGGAACAGCACTAAGCATATCGGTTTCATCTGCCCGAGACACATACGGAACCTCAAAGGCCAAAACAGATTATGTGGTAGCACAGAACTCAAGTGTGGGGGCTACCGGAATTTGGATTAGTGGACCTACTCTAGCAGACAGCGGCAACGCATATAACGGATATACAATACTGCTTACCAGTGGACCTGCTGCGGGAACATATAGAAAAATAACAAGTTATGATAACAGTTTTAAAATAGTGAAGTTTTCTGAACCACTACAAAACGCAGTAGTAATAGGAAATGAATACCAAATAGCACCCACCGTGGACATCATAGGGGACGGAACCGGAGCCGCAGGGTATTTGAAACTAACAGAGAAGGGATCTCCGTTTGGCATATGGAAGTATGTGGTGACAAACAACGGCAGGAATTACACCACCGCTGGTGTGAGTGGTCCAGATCCAGCAGGCACTCTTTCCGACTTTCAGGCACACGCAAACATATCGCCTTGGTTTGGTCATGGTGGAAATGCGGTGGCGGAACTAAACCCCACCTATGTTCAGATATGTGTGGACATTAATGGTGGAGAAACTGCGGAAACCCTGCGTTTGGCTGACGGAGAGTTCCGTCAGATAGGGATTCTGAAAAACCCAAGGCTGTGGAACAGCAACCTCTTGGCAGGAACTGAAAATCCCCGATTCCATGAAGTATTTGTCCGTTCTGATGGGCTAACAGGAATGTCTCCGGTCTTGACCGAAGGAAACTATATTTTCGGAGAATCTTCTAAATCGGTTGGAGAGATAAGAAAATTGCGATTTAGTGGGGACGATTTGATTCTACTTGTAAAAAACTTGAATGGAAATCTACAGGCAACTTTTGGTGATGTCACCGGAGAGCGGATTTCTCTATATTCTCATACTGGAGCAGGATCTCAATTTGTTCGACTTGTTCCAAACATCGGTTATGTTCTTTCTTCGACTCCATACTTGACGGCGAACGCCACCAATCAGGTGTATAAACTCACCACAACGGTTGGGGTGACTGGTGCGAGTGTAAACTCAAAAGATTATCAACACGGGTATGCTTATCTTAATGGGGTGACAGGGGTAGACAAAACCAAGTTCTCTGCCAGAATCTTCTCTGTAAAACCTAGCCTGTCGGCAGGAGAGAAGTACAGCATTGAACTCACTTCGGTGGTGGGGGTGGATCACATTACAAGTTCTTCCGTAATAGGCAAGCAATTGGAAATATCGAAACCAGACGCCACTTCTTCTACTACCTTCCAAATAGTCAGTGTAGATCCTCCGGCATTCGAGCCTTTCTCAGGCGAACTTGTATACATAGAAAATACGGAACCCAAGACTAGAGACCGGGTACAGACCGAACGGGTTTCCGTCCTAATCAAGATTTGAGGTAATCGATGGCAGAGCAATTAGGAATAATCAATAATCCCCCATACTTCGATGACTTCGACCCCAAAAAGAACTATTCTAAGATTCTTTTCCGTCCTGGTCGGGCAGTTCAGGCTCGTGAACTTACCCAAATACAGAGTATTTTACAAAATCAAATAGCAGCACTTGGCGACAAAGTGTTGACTTCTCCCATAGTATCTGGTGGAGAAGTACAGATAGCAAATGTTAAGTTTTTGAAATTTGATGAAGTCTTGAGCGGGGGGCAAGTAGTAAGTCCTGATTTCTTGAAGGGGAAAAGTGTAGTATTTGGAACTGGTTCCACAGTCGCTAGATTAAAAGTTCTTAGCGTGGAAGAGCGATCTTACGAGGATTTGGATGTTATTTTCTTTACAGAGAACTCTGGAGTTTCTTTGAGTGATGCTGTTTCTACTTCGGAGGGGAGCACCATAACAGGAATAGTCATCGATGAAACAACACTGGAACAAACGACAGTACAATTCCGTTTAGAATTTTATGGGGGAATTTCTCACTACGGTGATGCCCTGCTAGCGAGTCTTGGCAGTGGAATTTTCTACAAAGATGGATATTTTGTGGTCAGTGATGAACCAATTTATTTGGGATTGTCTAATAAAATTCTTGTTCCTGGAGGAAAGGTTTTTTACAGAGATTTTACGCCAGGAGAACAATCTCATAAAGTTGGTTTAGTTCTGACCACAAAATTTGTTACAACCGAACAAGACCCGACTCTGTATGATCCTTCTGCTGGATATTATAATTACGCCGCTCCGGGCGGTGATAGGCTACAAATACTGCCTTCTCTACGAACATTACCCGATGATTCGAATGGCGGCGGCGGTGGCGGCGGTGGTGGCGGCGGTGGCGGCGGTGGCGGCGGTGGTGGCGGCGGTGGGGTAGACGAAGATAAAGTAGCACCAGATGAATTATTTGTCGAACTAATAGGATGTTATGGTGGAAATACCGTACAAAACGATATAGAA